AATTCATCTTCATAAAGTAATTTTAAATTTTGAGTTAGTTGTGGAGCATATTTCATAGATAAATAATAAGATAAACCTGAAACCATACATGGTACAAATCTAAAGGGTAAATCAGTTGCATTTGTATAAGCACCAATGTCTTGTATTCTTTTTATGTAATAAAAATGCATGTCTTTAGATGCATTACTTGAATCTGGAGTAGGATAAACATTAATACTAACATGATCAATAAATCTTTGCACCCAATATTGATTTGGTGTGCCTTCTGATAATTTATTTGAAAATGCAGCGTAAGTTGATCTATCTACTTTAGTCATTGGACTATCAGATTGATCTGTTTGAGTTCTATTGGATCTTAATTGTGCTTCAAGGACATCGGACATTCCATAAATACCATTTGGATTTGATACAGCACTTGTGCCATCCGCAGCTGATCTAAAAAATTTATATTCAGCTTGTCCTTGTATTAAATCAAGATCAAGTTCGTCTATTTCCCAATAGTGAATACCTCTATTACCCCATTCTTGAAGCATTATGTTTAATGATCTTCTTGAAGTTTTTAATTGATATCCTGAAACTTGTTGAATACCTATTCGTTCAAAAGCCTCTTCTACTATTTCATCAATAGAAAAAGTTTTGTCGAACGTTGTAGTTCCCGAAGTAGTATTAGCCATTTAAACTCCTAGCCAGTGTAGCCGATAGTAACTGAAGTAGTGTTAGTTAAATCTAAATATATTCCAGTTCTACATCTGATACCGCTTCCTGGAACATAAATATCTAATCCTTCAGTTCCGCAATTACCTTCGAATACTAAAGCACCTGTATTATCTGTTCCATCATATAGTTTGATATTACTATCTGCAACACCTTCAACTTGAATATATGTTATTCTAGCTGGTCCAATAAATGAATCTGTTGCGTTTGTTGCTCTACCAAATCTACCGTCAGAAGTTCTTGTGGAAAACTGTTGGTCTGATGATGCCATATTTTTTCTCCTTAAAATTTTATGTGGGGCCAAAGCCCCACACTAATTATTTATTACGCTTCTTTAGCAAATACACCTTGAGCATCAACAACTGTCCAATGTGCTGTTGAGTTCAAAGATGCTATTACTACAAAGTCACCAACTTTTGATGTAGCTTTTGTATTAATAAGATCTTTATCATCTGTTAAAGATCCAGCGTACAAAATACCATCATTAGCATTTGGACTAATAGTTAATGTATTAGTTCCATCAGAAGCTGTGTTTACGAAAGTGTAAACTCTTCCAATTGAGATTGCAGGTAAAGTAAATACCACACCATCAGTTGCTGATGTAAAAGTTTTACCAGAATCTGCTGCCGTAACTGTGTAGTTAGACGATTTGTTTTCTAGATTGAATCCAGTTAAACCTGCTTCGTTAAATTTACCTTGCAGAACTGGTCCTCTAAATAGTGTTTGAGCCATGATTATTCTCCTAGTTAAATTCTACATAGTCTCTAGGCCGTCGACTATACTGCGTCTATGCAGAATATTAATTTATGTATAGTGTAAAAAGTATATACTAGTTTTGAGTAGAGTGCAAGAGAGCCTGTAGTGTGGAGTGGAATTTTTCCAACGATGTAGCTTTTTATTAAGTAGCTACTGAAACTTCAGGAGCAGAACTTTCAACGTTGTTCTGATTGTGAGCGATTCTAGCTTCTTCAAGCTTGATATCTGTGATGATTTGTTTGACTTTATCGTCAATTCTAACCATCTCAAGAGTGTATCTGTTATGATCCAGATGCTCCTGTTCCCACTTCAACTCCAAGGACCTTTTTGCTTTGTATAGGTCTTGTATCATCTATAACCTCCTCATAGGTTATTCTATTTACCTTGTCGTCATAACTAACTCCAAGGTTTTCCCAAACTATACTGTTTTCTCCAAGTTTGTCAAGGATAGATTGTTCCAGGTCTGTTGGGGAATCTTTTGAATCAACTGTAAATTTTGCGTGATGATTATACGCCCAAATGTTGACTAAAAATTTTTTCATGAATCTCACCGTTTATTATGAAAATGTGGCCGAACTATGTCCGGCCACAAAATTTATTGATTATGCACCTTCAACGCCGAAGATACCTCTAGGGTCTGATACGCCGAAGCTGTATCTTTCTCTAGCTTTATATCTAACGTTTCCAGTATCAAAGTCGCCTTCCATTGCAGTTGTCAATGGTGCTCTGTTGAACATTTTCATTCCATTAGGAATGTCTGTTAAGATATAGAATGCATCAGAGTCAGTTAAATAGTTATTAACTCTGTATCCTTGCGGAATCATACCCATAGATACGATTGCATTGATATCGTTATCAGCTGTTCCAGTTCTACCTTGAGACTTCATCAATCTTTCAGCTGTGAATTGTAGCTCAGAAGGAATAATCATTTTTACTCCTCTAGCTGCGATTCTTAAACCTCTTTCGTCAGTCATTGCAGCGATGTCGATTAAAGACTGCTCCAATGAAGTTTCGTTAAGGTCAGCTTGAGTTGCTAAAGTGTTAGAAAAAGTACCAGCCACTGTTGGGTGAGCTGTGTTAAATAAACTAACACCGTCACCTGAATCAAAGTTATCCGTAGTTGGAAGACCTTGAATTAGAGGCTCGACTGATTTTACTTGTTTAGCATTACTCATAGATCTAGCTAAAGCTTTTGTATATCTAGACGCAAGTCTATCATACAAGTTGTCCTCAATCGCTTCTTCAGTGATTGCGAACGCTAAAGCTACAGTCTCGTGAGTGTAACGAGCTGTGAAAGTTTCTTGTGCTTCATCAAATGATACACCTGAACCTTCACCTTTTACTTGTGCGTTTGCGAAACCAGATAACATAACTTCTTCTTCAAAAGCTCTGTCAGATGATTCCTCAGTATAAATCTCAGAATGCTGATTTTCATACCTTTTATATTCCAAGCCGAACAGTGCGTTCAAACCTGGCTCTAGTTCTTTAACTAGTTGTGATCGTGATATTGCCATTTTTGTTCTCCTATTCTAGCTTTACGATTGTAGCTCAATTAGATTAGCAACTACTACTACAGATCTGAAAGCCGCATTTTCATCGTTTTCAGGATCTTCAGCAGATCTTAATAATCTCCATGAGTCTGCATCAGCACTTGTATCTCCGATATCTAACGTAGCTGAAGACATACCAGTAGTTGTACTACCAGCAGATACATTCATATCATACGTTTCTAAATATCCAGCTTGTGCTACTGCATCATCAGTCGCTACTACATATTGTTGTTGTGGGTTATCGAATACAAATGCATCGATATCTTCTGAGTTTGCTGGTGTTACTTGAACGTAATGATTCGCAAACGTCGGCTTTAAAGTTGTAGCCGCGTTGTAAAATATTCCATTAAGCACGCCTAAGACAGGAGTTGCAGTTCCTTGTCCTTCGACGATGTAACCAGCAGCAGAAGCAACAGCACCACCATGATATATAGTGGTAGCATAACCCGCATCGATTTTGTATTTGCCTTGACCAGAAGTCGCTGGCGTTGAGCCAAGAGTTCCTGCAGGGATCAAACCAAAACCTTGTGTGTTTCTATTTGCCATAGTTGTTTCTCCTTATGTACCTGCCCCGAAGGGCCTCCAGTACGGTTTATAAATTCAGTGATTTGAAAAATTATTTTTTCGTACCACCGAAGGTTACACGAGATTGCCTTTCAACATTGATCGGCATTCTACTATCCTGCTCCTTCATAAGATCGTTTCTTACGGCTTCGTCTCGTTCTTTATGTCTGTTAGACATATAGTCTTGACGTTGTTGCGCGATCTCTGTTGGTACCTTCGCAAGTAAAAGGCCACCGACCCCAATCACTCCCTTGTATTTGCCCTCATCGAGGACCGGATAATCAGATGCATTTTCGACTTCTTCAGCTCTAACTAATTCATATCCTTCTCTTAAACGTCCAGATATATTTTTAGTGTCTTGAAAGCCAACGCTCTCTGCTCTTATCCATCTATACCTGAATCCATCAGGTGCAGGGGGTGCATCTAGAGAAGATGGTGGAACCCACACTTTTGGTCGTTCAGACTTTGACCGTGTTTGATTCGCACGAGAAGTATTTTTGTTTTCGTTTTCCATTTTACGCTCCTTCCTTCGTGTGTTTTAATTGTTTTGCGTACTCTTCGAGTGGCACTCCTAATTTTTTAGCTATTGCTACCTGTGATGAAGTGAGTCTCACAGTTTTGCGACCAGGCTTTACGCTTCTATTAGCTGAAGCCACTGTCTGAACAGGGGCGGTCGATTGCTTAGTTTCAGTATTACCAAATTTATGTGGAAAGTCAACTTTAATTCGTCTGTCAACCTCTGCATAATACTCGTTTGAGTTTGGATCATATCCTTCTTTTTCCGTTAAATCCTTATGTATTTCAAAAGCAGTATAAGTCATTGCTTTATCAGTACCAAACCACGGGTTTTGAGAAGCCCATGCTTCAGCTTTAGGATCTGGATTAATTGGATCATCCATTTGTTGTCTTTGAACTGGTGGTTCAGACAAAGTAACAGGTTTCTCTGTTTTTGCTTCTTCCCTACCAGCTTTGGCTTGCTCTAGTTTTGCGTTCTCAAAAGCGAGTGTTGCAATTCTTTTGTTTGCCTCAACTTGAGCTTGTGCATCTCCAGATTCAATTGCTGCAGCTAATTCTTTTTGTGCCGCTTCTAAACCTGTTGAAATACTTGTCTCAAATTTCTTAACATAGTCAGCATCCGTTTTTTCAAACCTAGCTTCCAATACTCTTCTTTTTTCTTCTACAGCTTTCGCATAATCGATAGCAGCTTGTTCTCTTCTTTCTGCTTCTCTCATCTTACGAGTAAGTTTTGCAATACGTGATTGCACCCCTTTACTGTAGTCTTCTAATTCTTCGTCCGATTTTTTTGTTTCTTCTTTTGCTGTTTCTTGTGTTACTGCTTCTTGTTCCGTGTTTTCTTCTGGCTGTTCAATTACAGCTTCTTCTTTTTGCTCTTCGATATCTACAGTAGCATCAGGTCCTGATGTATCTATAGGCACCAATTTTTTTTCTTCTGTGTCTGGCATAGTTACTCCTTCCTATGATTAAAACTCATGCAAGATGTCCTCTGGACTATCAATTGTTGCTAACACTTCGTCGTCGTTTAGCAGACGCATCTCTCCACCATCTATTTTGATTCGGCTGCCTGCATAACGCGCAAACATAACCCAATCTTTGACCTTGCACCATGGACCTTCAGGATACCGCTCCTTATCCTTATAACATTGAGGACCCATAGCTAATACCAAACCAACTTGTGATGCAACTTGCTGTCGCTCCAAAGTTGTTTCAGCTAATACTAATCCACCTTTAGTTTTTTCTTTCATTTTGAAAGGTAAAACTAACATTCTCCAACCAGTTGGTTGAGGTAGTTTAGGTTCTTTTACTTCTTCTTTTTTCTCTGATTTTTTTACACCAATAAGATCATTGTTTGGTGTTAATATCGATGACTGTTCCTTCATTGTGCTCCTTATCATTTAGCAGGTTAGAGATTTCCTGGTGCACTGATTCTAGTGCATTGATTTGTCCTATTATATACTTGTAATCTTCCATACTGTCAACCCCTCCGGACGTTACCGAAATTGACAACTGCTCTACTCTTGAGTTTAGGAATCTTAAAGTTTTATTTATTACTGTTTCTAATTGCATTATTTCTTTGCTACCTTTCCTGTGTTTTCACCTTTTTTTATAATGTAGTCTTGAGTGCCATTAGCACCTGTTTCTACTTCTTTCTTCAAATACTTAAACAAGTTCATTTCTTTTAACTTCTTTTCAGCATGTTTCTTAAAAGATTCTAATACTTTCGTATCTCTCATTAGCAATTCCACTTTCTAAGTGATTTAGATAATCTATCATCTCCAGTATTATTGCTAGGCTTTTGTCTCTTACGCATCCCCTTCATACGCGCGCAGAAGGACTTACGTCTTTTTGCAGCTTTAGATCCTTTTTTTAATTTTGATGGTTTAGTGGTTACTGCTGTTTTTAATTTAGAACCAGGATTGGCACGTCTATAAGAATCAACACCTTTTTGATTTAAGCCGCCAGATTCTGACTTACCTTCTTTTCTTGTCCACGCTGGACTTCCACCTTTTTTAAAATCTTTTCTCATGCAAATGTTTTTACGTTAGTTGGTTTACCACCTGGATTACCAGCTGCTCTTTTTCGTTTGACAGCACTCGCCTTTTGCGACTTTGTCATTCGTGTGGCTTTTGCAAGTGGGACGCATTTTGGATATTTCCTCTTTGAGCCTTTGCTTCTCCCGCATGGTTGATACTTGCCGTCTTTCTTCGGTGCTCCAATGTCTACCCATTTCTCCGCTACCCATTGTCTTAAACCACCTTTTGAAAAGTGTGTACGCATTACGAATTCTTTCCGTAAGCTTTCCCTTTTCCCTTCATGGCTAACTTACAACCTTTAGAACCATCTTTGTAACCAGCTCTTCCACCTGTTTTCATTTCTT